TAGGCGCAAGCCAGCTCGGTCACCCTTGCGACCGTTGGCTTTGGCTTAATTTCCGCTGGGTGGTGCGCTCAAAATTTCCCGGGAGGGTCTTGCGCTTGTTCCGTCGTGGGCATAACGAAGAACACACCATCATTCAAGACTTACGCGCCATCGGGGTTGATGTGAGAGGTAGCCAGACGCGAGTTAGCTTTGGCTCGCACGTCTCAGGCTCGGCAGATGCTATCGCTGCCAGTGGCATTCCTGAGTCGCCTAACAAGGCTCATGTGCTGGAGTTCAAAACATCATCTAAGAAAGCGTTTGATGACGTGGTCAAAAATGGCGTTGAAAAGTCCAAGTTTGAACACTACATTCAGATGCAAGTTTACATGCTTGGTCTGGGTTTAGAGCGTGCCATGTACTTAGTCGTGTGCAAAGACGATGACAGGATATACACAGAGCGTTTGAAGCTCGATAAAGAGGTAGCCACTAAGTACATCGAACGCGGTCAGCGCATTGCGTTAGACGATAGAATGCCTCCGCCGCTGTCTACTGATGCAAGCTGGTATCAGTGCAAGTTTTGTCCAGCTCACGGGCTGTGCCATAAGCAGGAACTGCCTAAGGCATTTTCGTGCCGCACCTGCGCCCATTCCACCCCAGAACAGGACGACACTTGGCGCTGTGAGAAGCACGAAGCCAACGACATCCCCATCGAATTTCAGCGCAAGGGATGTGATTCTGGCACGATTCACCCAGATATTGTGCCTTGGAAATACCGCACGGAGAACGATTACGTTGTCTGGGACACACCTTGGGGCGAGATAGCGCAAGGCAACCCTGATGCCAATATATACGCCGCCAGTGAAGTATTAGCCAACCCAGAGGCTTGCGCGAAAGGTGTGGCGGCTGGTTTCAGGGAAAAGTTTGATGCAAAGGTGGTGGGGTGATGTTAAGAGATTATCAAACCCGCACACTTACACAACTCTACGACTGGTTCCAAGGCAACAAGGGCAATCCTTGCATTGTGTTGCCAACGGGTAGCGGCAAATCTCACATCGTAGCCGCCCTCTGCAAAGACGCTGTGCAAAGATACCCTCACACCCGAATTTTGATGTTAACGCATGTCAAAGAGCTAATTGAGCAGAACGCCGAAAAGATGCGGCAACACTGGAAAAACGCACCAATGGGGATTTATAGCGCAAGCATTGGCAAGCGCGAAATTGATGCCATCACTTTTGCAGGCATACAATCTGTCCGAAATAAGGCATCACTTTTCAGACACATTGATTTGGTGCTAATTGACGAATGCCATTTGGTTAGCCATAAAGACGAAGGCAGCTATCGTCAACTTATCAACGAGCTGACAGCCATCAACCCAGCTTTGCGAGTGGTTGGGTTAACCGCCACGCCTTACCGTCTTGGGCATGGGTTAATCACCGATGGCGACGCGCTCTTTGATGCGCTAATCGAGCCTGTGAGCATCGAAGAACTAGTGCATAAAGGCTACCTTGCACCTTTGCGCTCAAAGCTCACCAAACTTGATTTTGACCTGTCTAAAGTCAAAAAGAGAGGTGGCGAGTATATCGACGCTGATTTGCAAGCCGCGATTGACACGAAGGATAAGAATATCAAGGTAGTTCAAGAAATTATGGCACTGGCAGGCGAACGCAAATCTTGGCTTATTTTCTGCACTGGTGTCGATCACTCTCAGCACATTATGGACGTGCTAAGAGCGCACAATATACCAGCGGCTTCTATTACAGGAGCCACGCCAAAGGCAGAGCGCGAGCAATTGATTGAGAGGTTTAAGGCGGGTTACCTAAAAGCAATTACAAATTGTTCGGTTTTAACTACTGGATTTGACTATCCTGACATTGACTTGATAGCCATGCTACGCCCGACCATGAGTCCGAGCTTGTACGTACAAATGGCGGGTCGAGGGATGCGCCCTAAATCACACACTGACCATTGCCTAGTTTTAGACTTCGCTGGCGTTGTTGCCCAGCATGGCCCGATTACTGCTGTTGAGCCACCGTCCAAAGGAGGGTCAGGCGATGGCGAAGCACCCATTAAAGTCTGCGAGGCGTGCCACGAAATTTGTCATGCAAGTGTCGCGCAATGTCCAGCCTGTGGTCACGATTTTCCAGCGCCAAAGGAAGATGAAAAGCAGTTCCGGTTGAGGGACGACGACATTATGGGTGCGTCAATCAAAGAGCGCGTTATAACGGACTGGAATTGGCGAGAGCATCACAGCCGCAAGTCGGGCAAGGATATGCTCTGCGTGTCTTACTACTCTGGTCTGGGCGATATGCCAATCAAAGAGTACTTCACTATTAAGCACGACGGCTATGCCGGTCAGAAGGCGCTACAAAAGCTCTTTGATGTGGCGACGAAAGCCGAGATAAAAGAAGGTGGCTTGGCGGTGGAATCGCTTGGTGAGATGGCTGCTAATCTTACTAACGCCAAACCGCCAAAATTAGTACGATATAAAATGACAGGTAAATTTCACGACGTGCTGGAGAGAAAATGGTAGCGAGCGAAGACCAAGAGCAGATGCTTTTTGTGCAGTGGTTCCGGCGGCAATACCCTAGCATCAGGATTTTTGCGGTGCCGAACGGCGGTCATCGCCATCCAGCAGTAGCCGCCAAACTCAAGGCGACTGGCACTGTCGCTGGTGTGCCTGATTTGTTTATCCCTGCCTGGTCAGCTTGGGTTGAGATGAAACGCGAGAAGGGAGGCAAACTTTCAGATGTGCAAAAAGAATGGATTGCCTATCTAGAAAGCATCGGACACTGGGTGATCGTCGGGCATGGTTTCGAGGATGCGCGTGAAAAAATACAACGATTAGGGTTTGTCCCTATAAAATAATTGTTTACAGGTGTTTACCTTGGGATTAATATTTAGTCATACCAACAAACAAACAGAGAGAGCAGATCATGAAAGAAATCAAAATCACACAAGCAAACTCGCAAAAAATCGAAGCAGGTTTGCGTGAAATCAATCTGAAGTCTACCGCACACACTTTTGTAAACTTTGCTCAAATCGAAGCGCTCGTCCAAGACGCCGAAAGCCGATTGACAAATCTACTCAAAGCAAAAAAGCATTTTGTAGGGGCAAGATTTGATGCGACAAGCGGCGCGACCGTGCCGAATTCGTACACATATTCTCGCGAAGCTACGCGCGTCACTTTGACGCGCAAAAGCAGCGACTGGTATTTGACCGCCGTCGTTTCGACAATTGTATATAAAGAGGGAGGAAAAAAAATCCTACGATTGACAGCTGCTCAAGACTCTATCGTCTATAAAAAAGTGCGTACAAATTACAGTCTTCAGTCACTATCAGCTTGAACACTCAATCCCACCATATAAACACCAAGGGCTTCGGCCCCATACAAGGAGAATTAAATGCACTACGCTAAATTTATTAAATACGAATCTGGTAATTACGGCTTTGCTAACAAATGGGTAATGGGTGAATTTTCAAGTAAACAACTTAAAGACCGTTTTATGAAAATATGGACGCTTGCTATTTTTGTAAGTCACAAAGATTTGCGAAAGGAAATAGCAAGTCACAAAAAGCCAGTTGATGACGGTTCTAAAAAAACCTTAGAAATACACACAATTGACTTTGTAAAAAAAGAAGGCACTACTGACAAAGTATGGGAGACAAAATCAATTAAGGTAATAAAGCCAAAGGAAAAAAAAGATGAATAGCAAACAGGTTTTGCAACCAGAATTTTCTTACGGAGGCATTGATGCGGTTATAGAAAAAGAGTTTATTGCCAAACTAATCGGCTTGTCTAATTTAAATGATGATGAGATGTTTGCTCTAACTCAATGCGTTATCGGCGATGAATATAAATCTCAAGTTGCCAGAGAAATTGGTGTGCCACCGGCAAGAGTTGGTCAAATAATCAACAAAGCACTACGGAAATTAAGACATACATTTGAAGAAAACGGTACTCAACTAGACGGGAAACACCGCAACGTAATTAGATACGAATCAACAAATAGCTTTCAAGAAAGAGTAAGCAGAGAAAAGAAAAAAGAAGTTAAAGAAAGAGTAGTGATAGACAGCCATGGAGCGACCCATTGGTACAGAGGCAATTTGTTACATAGAGAGGACGCGCCAGCAATTGTGCAAGCAAACGGTGGGCAGGCTTGGTTCTATTATGGCAATAGACATAGAGAAGATGGTCCAGCCATTGAATATGCAGACGGAAGCAAAGAGTGGTGGCTACATGGTCAACGCCATAGGCAAATTGGCTATGCGGTAGAACATGCAAACGGGAAGCATGAGAAATGGCTTTACAACAACAAAATTTATGAAGAAAAAACACCTGTCACTGTTTTTAAATAGTATTAACCGAGGAAACGAGATGAAAACAGAACCAAAGTTCACCACTGACCGCCTGTACAGTCACGGCAAAGCCATGCTTGAGGCTATCAAGCGCATACCTAAGGATTACCCAGAGCCAATCTCAATGGTCAGCAATGTAAAGGACGTTTATCATGACCGACCAAGTCAACAGTCCTAAACATTACACAACGCACCCAAGTGGCGTTGAGTGCATACAGATAACTGAACACATGAACTTTAATCTCGGCAACGCCATCAAGTATATTTGGCGAGCAGACTTGAAAGGCAAGACCTTGCAAGACTTAGAAAAAGCGATTTGGTATATAACCCGAGAGATAAACAGGAGATCGAAATGACTACTATATACAAACAAGATTTAGGCCACCCCAATTGGACGGGCAGAGTATCCCGCCAATCGCGCGTTACAGGCGAGTGGTCAAATG